CCAGCGCTCCCCGCTTGTAGTGCTCGGGCACGACGGCGTACCCGGCTTCGTAGACGGACTCGACCAGGCCGTGAAGCGGTGGGCCGCCGATCACCCGCACCAGGCCGGTCTCACCGTCCAGGCGCAGGTTCCTCACGTCCCAGGTGGCGGTGCCGATGACCGCGGTTACGGAGGTGAGGGAGATGACCGGCACACTCCATGCGAGCCGGACTCGGCGGCGGCCGAGGCGGTGATAGCTCCAGTGCGTCACCAGGTCGACGTCCTCACGGACCGTGCGCTGCTCGATGACCTCGCGCTTGTACGCCTCGATCACCGCGGTGATGCCGTCGCAGTACGCCTGGATCTCGACGTCGTCGGCGGTGTTCGCCGGGTCGATGCGCAGCTGCCGCTTGGCCTCGGCCAGAGTCACGATCGCCACGTCACGCCCCCTGCTGCGCCGCCAGGAACGCCGCGTTGACGGCGTCGGGGATCTTGCCCTTCGCCGACACCTCGACCCCGTTGCCGGCCGCCCACGCCCGCACTGCCTTCGGGTCGGGCGTTCCGGCCGGCGCGGTCTGCGGTGCCGCCTCGGCCGGGGCCGGGTCGCCGTCGACCTCGAAGTGCACGAAGAGCGGGGAGAACAGCTCCCCGTAGGTGTCCAGGATCGGGTGGCCGGTGCGGGCCAGCGTCACGTCCTGCTCGATCACGATGCTGCGGCCCTGCCAGACCACTGCCGCCGTGCAGTTGGCCGCCAGAATGTCGCCTGCCATGGCGTACTCCTCACTCCGGACCGGGCCCCCGCCGAGACGGGGGCCCGCGACCGATCAGGTCGGGCTGACGACGTTCAGGACGCGCAGCGCGTTCGGGACGAGGATCTTGGAGTTGTTCGACCAGTACGCGTAGATGCCGCGCTGGCCGGTCGGACGCCGGTTGGCGCCGAACAGGTGCGGGACCAGCTCCACGGACATGCCGATGCGGTCCACGATCAAGAACGCGCGCTTGAAGTCCCCGAAGAGGAGCACCAGGTTTGCGCCCGCGCCGGTCGCCTCGATCACACCGTCCATCGAGGACGCCTCGTAGGCGGGGTAGCCGATCAGCTCCGGCGGCATGCCGGGGCCCAGGCGCGCCCACAGGTCGCCGGCCAGGCCGGCCTTGCTCTGCGCCGCGGTGCGGATCTTGTTGTAGATGGCCTTGTTGGCCAGGAACGAAGCCCTCGGCCGGAACCGGGGCGGCAGCGACGTCTCCAGGTTGAACACGTCGTCCGGGACGGTCAGGGCGCCGGCCGCGCCCAGTTGGCCCACCTTGCTGCCGGTCGGGATGGTGCCGATGACGCCGCCGGCGTTGGTACCGGTGCCGTCGCCGAGCACGAAGGCCGCCGACTCTTCGATGTCCTTCGCGTCCTGCAGCAGCATCGTGATCTCACTGGACAGGGCCGACCAGGACCGCTCCAGCTCCACGCTGAAGGGCACGAAGCCCTGCACGCGCTCGGTAGCCACGCTCGGCTGCGCCAGGGTCGGGGAGTTGTCGCCGGCCTCGTCGCCCTCGTTGCCACGGGTCACGGTCACGCCGGCGGAGGTGACACCTTCCCAGGTCTTGCCGGTGATCTGCTCGATGCGGGCGATCTGCCGCAGCGAGTTGACCACGCCGTCGCTGGTGAGGATCACGGTCGGGTCCAACTGGAACGGCACCGCGTAGCCGCCGGAGGCGTCCACGCCCAGCGACAGCGCCCGGGACTCCTCGGAGGTCAGGCCCTTGTCGGACTGCTTGGTGATCACCTTGCCGAAGGCCCGCGAGTACAGCGGCGAGCCGGTGGTCAGCATGCGCCGGGCCAGCGTGCCGTTCTCGTCGTCCACCGTGTCCAGCAGACGGGAGGCCCGCTCCTGCGCGTCCTCGCGACTGGTGGCTCCGGGGAAGACGCTGACCTCGATGGCGCGCATCGCGCGGTCGCGGTACAGCCCCGGCAGCTCCTCGATGCTGCGGGCCTGCTGCCGCGCCTCGGCCAGGTCGTAGATGTTCTCCGGGCGCCGGTGCAGCGCCGGGCCCTGCTGGCCGTAGCCGCCCCGGCTGCCCGCCGCGGCGCCGGTACGGGACTGGTCCCCCACCCGCTCGGTCGCACCGGGCTGGTCGGCCAGCGCCCGCAGCTGCTCGGCGCGCGCCGTGGCAGCCGCGATGGCCCGGTCATGGTCCTCGTTCTCCTCGCGCAGCGTGTCCCACTCGGTCTGTGTCTCGTCGGGGAGCGCCGCACCGGAGAACTCGGTGTCGATCTCGGCGAGCCGGGCCCTGATCTCACTTTGGCGCGCGGCCCGCTCCTCAACCGTCATGCGGTTGTCGTTCATGCCTTCATCCGTTCTCGTAGAGCGGTGGGTGGTCGCCGAGTGCGGGTGCGGCTCGGGTGCGGCTCCGGTGGGGTTCTGCGTCCGTCCGCCGGCGGCTCCAGTGCCCTGGGCGGCTGGAGTGCCTGCGGCAGGCGATGTGCCCCCGCCTGAAGTGCTGGTCTTGTTGGTCTTGGCGTCGTCCAGGTGTGCCTGCAGGTGCGCCTCGACAGCCGCCCGGTCGGCCTCCGGGATGCCGGACTGCGGCAGCCGCGACAGGGCGTCCCGCACGCCGTTGAGGTTGGCCGGCCCCGGCGTGCCGTCTGCCGACACCTCGTGGTGCGGCAGCTTCCACGCCGACTTGGAGTCGGGCAGGCCGCCGTCGTTGTCCGGGTCCGGGGCGCTGGAGTCGTACCAGGCGAACACCTTCGGCCAGACCTCCTGGCTGTCCGGCTTCAGCCGTGCCACGGCCGCAGGGCCGTCCCACGCCGTGTCCACGACCGCGGTGTGGTGCACCGGGATCGCGGAGCGGGCCGAGCCCTCCAGGGCGCCGTCCGCGCGGACGCCGACGATCGCCGCGTCGGAATAGGCCGGGATCGGCGTCGGCCCGTACTCGACGAGCGCGATCTCCTGCCGCGTGGCCAGGGTCAGTTGCCCGGACCGCTGCGGCAGATACGGCCCCTGCGGGTCCGACTTGATGAACCGGCCGGTGAAGGACTGCCCGGTGATGTCGCCGTTGCGGATGGACTCCAGCACGTCGTCGGCGAGCTGGGTCTTGTTGTACCGGGTCACCGTGAGCAGGCCGCGGCCGTCCGGTTTGATCTCCAGTGGCGTGCCGATCGGCACTGAGCCGCGTTCGCTCGGCGTGCCGTGAAGGGTACGGGCATGGTTGTAGAACACCCCGACGCGGCCCGCGCGTTCGCGGACGGTCTTGTCGAAGGCCGTGCGGGCGATCTGCTCCAGGTAATGGCCGTCCTGGTCCTGGATCTCCGCCGGGCTGCCGAACACCGCGGCGTAGGCGGTGACCGTGCGGCCGTCGCCACCCGCCCGGATGCTGATGTCGTCGAGCGCGAACACACGCTGGTGAAGCTGGTCACCGGTCACTGTCCGGCTCCTTCCGCTGGGGGGCTGTCGTCGGCGCCCGGCGCCTGGCCGCCGAGCGGCAGCGCGGGCGGCTGCTGGCCGCTCGTCGGTGGCTGCAGTTGGACGGACGTGAGACCGGTGTGCATCAGCAGGGTCCAGTCGTTGTTCATGACCGCGGCGACGGCGGACTCAGGGGTGAACCCCTCTTTGACCAGCGTCGTGATCGTGGCCGCCTGCGCCTGCTGGTTCGATGCCAGGGTCCCCGCGTCCTCGCGCATGAACGCGACGCTCTGCGTGGTGAACCACAAGCTCGATCCGCCGTCGGGGGGCGTGAGCAGCGGCTCCAGGGATGCCGCGGCGTTGGTCCACAGGTGCAGCAGCGTGCCGTCGGCGAACCTCCTACGGGCCGCGGCGAAGTTGCCCGCGTTCAGCGACGACCCCTTCTGCCCTTCGGAGAACCCCACCCAGGACGTCGGCACCCCGGCCGCCGCGGCGAGCCGGGACTCGCCGGCGGCCTGCACGGCCGCGAAGTCGATCTCTTTGAAGTCCTTGCCGATGGGGACCGGGTCAGCGCCGCCGCCCAGGTACATGGTCTTGTACGCGTTGGCGACGCCGACGTGCTCTTCCTCCATCAGCTCCTTGAACGCCTTGACCTGTTTCAGACCCACGCTGGGGTCGAACTTGATCGCCAGGTTGGGCGTGGCCGCGTTCTGGTAGAAGCGGGCCTTGTGCTCGATCCCCAGCGAGTCGGCCTGCATCTCCCGGATCACCGGGGTGATCCACGACATCCCCAGGAACTGGAAGTCCGGGTCAGGGTAGGGCGCGTAGTGGGCGACCCTGCCGTTGCTGCCGTCGGCCGGATAGAACTGCATCGGCCCGCTGGGCGGGTCGTAGGCCCACCCGACGACCTCGACGTCCGGAGCCTGCGAAGGGATCGGGGCGTCGGTCTGCGACCCGAGCACGATGATCACCCACTCGGGGTGCAGGACGTTCAGCCGATCCGCGGCCGTGCGCCGGACGTATGAGTTCCCTGCGGTCGACACGTTCAGTTCCATCCGCGCCAGCAGGTCGCCCGTCGTCCCGCCCGGCCAGGGCTTCTCCAGCACGCCCAGCTCCGAGGACCCGAACAAGTCCCCGACCTGGCCGGCCTTGAAGCGGGTCCACTGGAACCGCACCTGGCTGAACACCTGCAACCGCGCCAATGTCAGCGCGAAGACCGGCCCGTTGCTCTTGATAGCGGCGGCGGCGGTGAGGGCGACGCGCTCCTCGTTGATGCTCGACATCGTGGTCTGCAAGATCGGATAGCCAATGCCGCCGAACTCGAAGAAGTTCGCCCACTCGTCGAGACCCAGCGCCGGATCGGACCGCCGCCTGACCGCCGGCAGCGCGGAGTTAACCCGTTCGAGCAGCCCCACGGCGTGCCTCCCGCCATCCCACCTTGACCGCGGTCACCGACCACGCGGCACCCAGCCACAGCACCGCGCACGCCTTCGCCGCCAGCCACCCGACTCCGAACAGCAGCCCGGCCACGGCGGTCAGCACCGTGTGCCAGAACCGCACCTCGCGCGCCTGCTCGGTGATCTCGTCCACCGGTACGCGCTCAGCCCATCGCACGACAGCCACAGCCGTCCCCTCTCATCCGAAGAACACGAACGGCTCCTGGTCCTCCGTGACACCAAAAGTTGCGTGACCATGACGGGCAAGCGTGACCGCCACCAGCGGCGCGATCGTCGCGCCGGACTTCCCCCGCGACCAGGCCCACGCCTCCGCCAGCGGCCGTGTGGCCACGCCCTCGACCGCCGTGTCCAGCGGCTCCTGGCCGATGTGTCGGAACTCCCCCGCGGCGATATCGTCCGCCAGCGCCCCGCACGCCTGCGCGTACTCGCGGGTGCCCATCATGTGCAGCCGCCACTTGTCCGCCGGCAGCTCCTTGTCGGTGCTGAACCCCTTCTCCAGCAGCTTCTTCTCCAGCGACCCGGCCGGGCCCGCCGGGTCGATCACCAGCGCCACCGGTGTGGGCTGGATCGACTCGAACAGCTCCACCAGCCGGCCGACGACCCATCCGACGCCCTGCCGGTGCTCGACGACCTCGCTGTGCACCAGGCCGTCGGAGCGGCGGCCGGCAACCGCGATGCTCGTCATCGCCCGGTCCGGCGTGATGTCCACCGCGACCGCGACCGAGCCCTCTCGCCGGGACCCCTCATCCAGGCAGGCCGTCCAGTCGTCGGGCTTGATCGGGGTCTCGCCGCCGATCGGGTCGTCCCACCAGGACATCCGCTCACGCGCGAACTCGGCCGGCGGCAGCGCCCGCCGCTCGCTGGCGACGTAGTCCAGGGTGATGCGGCGGCCGATCGCCGGGTTCGCGACCTGCCACAGCACCGGGTTGTCGCAGCCGCACCCCTTCACGTCCAGGGCGTGAGTGCACGACTCCCCGTCCGCGCACGCCTCCTTCGGCGGGGGCGCACACCACTCGAAGTAGGCGAGCGACGGCTCGTCGCCGGCCCGGCCGCGGTCACGCACGCCCCGCAGCACCCCCGACTCGACCAGGCCCGCCGACGATCCGTACACCACCTGCGGCGCCGGCCGCGCGGACAGCGTCGGCAGCAGCGCGCCCATGTGCATCGGCTGCAACGCGAACCCCTCGTCGAGGATCACCTTGTCGCCGGACAGCCCGCGGCCGCCGCCCTTGGTCCGAGTCTTGAAGACCAGCCGCCTGTTGCCGACCAGCTCGATCGCCTCGTCGCCGTTCCCGCGGTGCACCTTCTTCACCCGGCGGGAGAACTCCGGACGGCTGGCGATCAGCTCGTCCATGTCGCGGAACGCCTCCTGTGCGGTGGCGAACTCGTGCGCGGACCAGACGATCAAGCGCTCATCGGTGATGAACAGCCACCCCAGCGCCATCATCTTGAAGACGCCCGTCTTCATGTTCTGCCGCCCGACAATCACCGCGACCTCGAACGCGGCGAGCTTGTCCTGCTCGGTCACTGCGAACGCGGCGT